ATAGCGTACATTACTAGAGAAGGGTACCCCCATTAAAACTTTACCTCCCACACCCCATAGGTATAAAAAAAATATATATAAAAATTTCCCGAACGGGAATAAATGCCTAAAAAACAAGCAAAAATAACTAAATCTTCCCGAACGGGAAATATATTGCACTGCAATAAATGTGTGATATACTACACAAATCGTGGGAAATGTTTCCCATACTAAACAAAGGAGCTAATATGTTTTCATTTGACGAACAATATAAAAAGTTTGAGGAAGTAATTGATAGAACAAAGCAAGCCTACTAGTTTTGGTACAACTGCCTAGTATCTACTTGGAAAGACTTCTATAAGACTAAATAAGGGTAAACCCTAGGGGTAGGTAGAAACTGCTTACCCCAACTCGGCTCACAAACTGAGCCGCAAAGCCACAAAATACGGCTCAAAAAATACTAGACAAAGTCCAAACTGTCTAGTACACTACGCGAAACCGGAAGGGATTCGAATGAGCGCATGGCTTATTATTGTTACAGGTATGATCTACGCCTACATAGCTGTTGAACAAGGCCTTAAAGGCAACACCTCATTGCTAATTATCTATTCTGGCTATGCCTTTTCCAACGTAGGTTTATATATGATGTCTACCAAATGACTACCATTGTTGGCGACTGGAGAAGAAAGATTCTGGTTTCCGATAGCCAATTTACAGACTCCGACTCCGGCATTAAATACTTTGAGGATAAAATATTTCCAATAGAAGGCGGTTGGCTTGGTGTTGCTGGAAACTACTGCGACGTTGAAAAAGTCATAGACTATCTAGGTAAGAAGAACAAAACTAAACCCAAAATAAAATCCGATAGTTCTTTTATAAAACTAACTAAAGATGGGCTTTTTTCTTGCGGTGATGACCTAGAGTGGGAAAGAGTTCGAACCTTTATGGCTATTGGTTCTGGAAGCATGGCTGCCGAAGTTTGTTTGCGGATGGGCCTAACTGCCGAAGAAGGCGTAGAATGGGCTTGTAATGTGGATGTGAATAGCAGCGGACCAATCAAAACGTATAAGCTAGACGATGCCATATAAAGATCCAGAACAACGCAAAGCGTACCATAAAGAACAAAGCCACAAGTATTACTTGGCAAATAAAGATAAAGTAATGGCCCTAAGTAAAGCAAACAGGGTAATAGGCAAAGCTAAATGGGATACTTTTAAACGTACACTTAAATGTACAAAATGCGAACAGAACCATCCAGCAGCCTTAGATTTTCACCACACAGATCCAAGCGAAAAAGAAAACATAGTTAGTAATTTAGTAAGTGAAGGACGGTTTTCTGCAGCTATGGAGGAAGTTCAAAAGTGTATTGTGCTTTGTGCTAACTGCCACCGAATCCACCACTACAATGAAAAAGTGTTACACTCGGGCTAATTACGACCAACCTGTATTCAAACAATGCCGGTAAATGTAGAGCCAACTGACGAATATCCTGTACCCCAAAAGGTCAAGACACAACCTAGCAAATCGCATTCAGATAATCTGCGTGCTAAAGCCAATACGGCGATGCTACTAAAAGAGCTCGATGCCGATCTAGGCAATCCAACTGAAAAAGAAAAGCAAGAAGCGCTTGAATTGTTTATGCAAGTCGACGGAACTCCGCCTGATAAAGAGACTCAAGCCCAACAAAGTGAGAAAGCAGTACAGCCAGGCATAGCTTTGGCTCTTGGGGGATACATTTCGCACTACGATCAGCAAGTTATTGCCGACAAAATACAGCTTCGGAACATTGCTATCAATCGTTTACTAGAGATGAGCAAAGACGACGATCAAAAAATTGCCATTAAAGCAGTGGAATTGATTGGCAAAGCCTCAGATTTGTTCACAGACCACCAAGAAATCACGATTACACATAAAAATAGTGCTGAATTACAAGAAGCTATCCGTGAAAGAATCAAACAACTCATGGAAATGAATACGATAGACATCACCCCCAAGGCTAAAAAGCTTACAAAGTCGCTAGATAATGATCCAAAAACAATTAACGCCGACTGAACTAAAATCTTTGGAGAAAAGCCTGGGCAAAATGACCGATGCCCAGCTAAGGCTGCTGCTTGCTGAGCTAGATACGACTGTCGATGCTAAGAGCAAAGAGAATTGTCAAGAAAAATTTATGGATTTTGTACATAAAGTGTGGCCGGACTTTATTGATGGAGCACATCACGCAGAAATGGCCGCTGCGTTTGAAAGGGTAGCAAACGGTGAAATTAAAAGACTTATTATTAACATGCCTCCTCGACATACTAAATCAGAGTTTGCGAGCTATTTACTTCCTGCTTGGTTCTTGGGTAAATTTCCGAAGAAAAAGGTTATCCAAACCTCTCATACTGCTGAACTTGCCGTTGGATTTGGACGAAAGGTTCGTAACTTGGTGGATTCAGACGTATACAAGTCTATCTTTCCGGGGGTGGGGCTTCAGTCAGACTCCAAAGCGGCAGGTCGTTGGGCCACAAATTCTGGAGGTGACTATTTTGCGATTGGTGTTGGGGGCGCTGTTACAGGTAAGGGAGCTGACATCCTCATTATCGACGACCCACACTCAGAACAAGAAGCCGCTTTAGCAGAAAATAACCCAGATGTGTACGACAAAACATACGAATGGTATACATCAGGTCCTCGTCAGCGTTTACAGCCAGGTGGTTCTATTATTATGGTGATGACTCGGTGGTCTAAGAAAGATCTGACTGGACAAGTTGTTAAATCAGCCATGCAAAGAAGCGGTGAGCAGTGGGAAGTCATTGAATTTCCTGCTATTTTGCCCGATGAAAAGCCTTTATGGCCTGAATTTTGGAAACTATCTGAGTTACTTGCATTAAAGAACGAATTACCTAATGGTAAATGGATGGCGCAGTATATGCAGTCGCCGACATCAGACGTTAGCGCTATTATTAAACGAGAGTGGTGGAAAACATGGGAAGCAGACCACCCGCCTTACTGTGAATTTACTATTCAGAGCTGGGATACAGCGTTTTTAAAGACACAACGGTCAGACTATTCGGCTTGTACGACATGGGGCGTGTTTTATCAGCCAAACGATAGAGGTGTAGATGTTCCGAACATTATCTTGCTAAATTCATTTAAACAGCGTATGGAGTTTCCAGAACTAAAAGAAACAGCGTTGCGCCACTATAAAGAATGGGAGCCCGATGCACTAATTGTGGAAGCAAAAGCATCTGGACAACCGCTAGTATTTGAATTGCGGGCGATGGGTATACCGGTTCAAGAATACGTACCATCCAAAGGTAATGATAAAATAGCTAGACTTAACGCTGTAGCGGACATATTTGCGTCTGGGCGGGTTTGGGTACCTGCAACAGCTTGGGCAGATGAATTAGTAGAAGAAGTGGCAAGTTTTCCCTCGGGCGAGCACGATGACCTAGTTGATAGTATGAGTCAGGCGTTGCTTCGCTTTCGTAGGGGTGGTTTTATTCAGCTAGATTCTGACGAAGAAGACGAGCCACTGCAGTTCAGGTCAAAAAGAAATATGGGCTATTACAACGTATAGGTAAAAAATTATGGCAATGGAAAAAGGTTTATATGCAGCCCCAATGGGTATCGAAGATGCGGCAATGGAAGAAGAGCCCTTGGAAATTAGTATTGAGGATCCAGAAGCTGTTGATATTGAAGCAGGCCCTCTAAGCATTCATATTGAGCCTGGCGCTGAATCTGGCGAAGATTTTGGTGCAAACCTTGCTGAGTTTCTTGGCGCCGACGTATTAGAAGAATTGGCTAGTGATTTGTTAGGCGACCTAGATGAAGATATCTCTTCACGTAAAGATTGGATGCAGACCTATGTTGATGGCTTGCAGCTTCTAGGAATGAAGATTGAAGAGCGCACTGAGCCTTGGCCTGGTGCTTGTGGCGTTTACCATCCACTCCTCTCTGAGACCCTTGTTAAGTTCCAAGCTGAAACCATCATGGAGATTTTCCCAGCGCATGGCCCTGTCAAAACAACCATCATTGGTAAAGAGACGCAAGAAAAGAAAGATGCAGCCGAGCGTGTCGAAGCTGACATGAATTATGAATTAGTTGAGCGCATGGAAGAGTATCGTCCTGAGACAGAAAGAATGTTATGGGGCTTAGGTCTATCTGGTAATGCGTTTAAGAAAATCTACTTTGACCCAAGCTTAAACCGTCAAGTAGCTATGTTTGTCCCCGCCGAAGACTTAGTTGTGCCTTATGGTGCATCGTCGTTAGAGTCTTCACCACGTGTAACCCACATCATGCGTAAGACCAAAAACGAAGTTCGCAAGCTCCAAGTAGGTGGCTTTTGGCGTGACATCGAGTTGGCAGAGCCCGTCGACGCATTTGATGAAGTTGAAAAGAAAATTGCAGAGAAGATGGGCTTTAGGGCATCAACCGACGATCGCTACAAGATTGTTGAGATGCAAGTTGATCTTGACCTAAAAGGTTATGAAGATCTTGATAAAGACGGTGAACCCACCGGTATTGCGCTTCCATACATTGTAACTATTGAGAAGTCTTCGCAGACCGTGTTGGCAATTCGCCGAAATTGGAAAGAAGATGATGAAAATAAAGAAAAACGTTCACACTTTGTGCACTATGGTTACATTCCCGGTTTTGGCTTCTATTGTTTTGGTCTTATTCATCTTATCGGTGCATTTGCTAAATCAGGTACTTCCATTCTCCGGCAATTGGTTGACGCTGGATCACTTAGCAACTTGCCAGGTGGCTTTAAGACCCGTGGATTGCGTACGAAAGGTGATGACACCCCAATCGCACCGGGAGAATTTAGAGATGTGGACGTGCCGTCCGGGACCATCAGGGACAATATCGTTCCCTTGCCTTACAAAGAACCGTCAATGGTTCTTGCTAGTCTCTTAGATAAAATTATTGAAGAAGGTCGTCGCTTTGCTTCTGCAGCCGACTTACAAGTATCCGATATGAGCGCTCAGGCGCCTGTGGGTACAACGCTTGCAATTTTAGAGCGTACTCTAAAGATTATGTCCGCAATACAGGCCCGCATCCATTACTCGTTAAAGAAAGAGCTTTGTTTGTTGCGTGACATAATTCGTGACGACACACCAGAAAAATACGACTATGAACCAGATGTTGGTAAACGTACAGCAAAACGTGCTGACTACGACATGGTTAATATTATTCCAGTGAGTGACCCTAATGCCGCAACAATGAGTCAAAAAGTAGTTCAGTATCAAGCGGTAATGCAATTAGCTCAAGGCGCCCCACAGCTTTACAACATGCCTTATCTTCATAGACAAATGTTAAATGTTTTGGGGATCAAAAATGCGCAAAAGTTAGTAGCCCTTCCTGAAGATATGAAGCCAACAGATCCCATTACAGAAAACCAAAATGTTCTCATGGGTAAACCTGTTAAGGCGTTCTTATATCAAGATCACGAGTCGCACATTATTACGCACCGCTCTGCTATGCAAGATCCAAAGATTGCTCAGTTGCTAGGCCAAAACCCACAAGCGCAAACTATGATGGCTGCTATGCAGGCCCACATTAACGAGCATATTGCGTTTGAATATCGCAAACAAATGGAAGAAGAAATGGGCACCGAATTGCCGTTTCATCCAAGCGATGCAGAAGAAGATCAAGCAATGCCACCAGCAATGGAAGTTCATATCTCTCAGCTGGCTTCCAAAGCATCCCAAGTTATTTTGCAAAGAGACAAAACCCAAATGGCTGCTCAGCAAGCACAGCAAGCTGCGCAAGACCCAATTGTTCAAATGCAACAACAAGAACTCCAACTCAAGGCGCAAGACGTTCAACTCAAGCAGAAGAAAATCGCCGCCGACGCTGCAGCAAAAGCCGACCAAATCTCTCTTGAGCGCTTACGTATCATGTCGCAAGAGAAAATTGCCGGTATGCAGATTGGAGCAAAAGTCCAAACTGATAAGTCTAACCTTGCCGCAAAACAGCATGCAGAAGGCTTACGGATGGGAGTAGATGTAGCAAAATCTAAAGATCAAATTGCGCTACAAGCATCACAAGCAATAATTAACCATGAGCAAGCAAAACAACAAATGCAAAACTCACAAAAGCAGTCAAAACAAACCCCAAAAGGTGAAGAATGAACGCTCTAGAAGTGTTAGTGAAGCAAATTGATGAAAAAGTAGAACAAATCCAAGACTCCGTAGTAACAGGGGCATTGGAAAAGATTGAAGACTACAAAAAAGCGTGTGGCGAGATTCGAGGTCTGCTAGTTGCCCGTGGATACGTATTAGACCTCAAAGACAAAATGGAGAACTCAGATGAGTGAAATCCTTATCGGCTCAAACCCCGATAACCCGCAGGTAGTAGGAGTATTAAACCTAGAAGCAAGTAACGAAGAAAAAGCAAAACAAGTCCCAACCCCATCTGGCTACCGCATTATGTGCGCAATTCCAGAAGTAGAAGAGACTTACGAAAGTGGAATCATCAAAACTGATTCCGTAATTAACTTTGAAGAAAAGCTGGCAACGGTTCTATTTGTAGTAGCTTTAGGACCAGACTGTTATTCCGACAAAGACCGCTTTCCGTCAGGACCATGGTGTAAACAGGGTGATTTTGTATTAGTCAGACCAAACTCTGGCACAAGACTGCTTATTCATGGCCGTGAATTTCGTATGATTAATGATGACTCTGTGGAAGCCGTAGTTCAGGACCCACGTGGCATTAAACGTGCTAACTAGGAGAAATAAATGGAACAATACAAGTTTCCCGATGAAATTGAAGAAACTAAGGATAAACCCTTAGAAATTGAAGCTGATGAAGGCTTTGAGATTGAAATTGAAGACGACACGCCCCCAGAAGACCGCAATAAGGCTCCAATGCCTAAAGAAATTGTGGAAAAACTGGAATCTGCAGACGAAGAAACTGAAGAATTAGACGCAAAAGCTCAAAAAGAACGCCTTTTACAGTACAAAAAGGTCTGGAATGATGAGAGACGGGCTAAAGAAGCAGCTGAGAGAGAACGCCATGAAGCTATTAATTTAGCTAAAAAAGCGCTTGAGGACAATAAAAAACTTCGTGAATTGTATAGTACAGGCGAAAAAACCTATATGGAAACAGTGCAAAACTCTGCAGTACTAGAGTTGCAAAATGCACAGCGTGACTATAAAGAAGCTTTAGAGTCGGGTGATTCAAATGCAATCGTTGAAGCTCAAACTAAACTAAATGAAGCTTCATACCGAGTACAACAATCAAAACAATTTAAGCCAAGTGCTTTACAAAATTTTGAAAATGATGTACAAATACAACAGGTGGAAGAAAACCAACCAAAAGTTGACGCCAAAACGCAACATTGGTTAGATGCAAACCCCTGGTATGGCACCAAAAAAGCCATGTCCAGCTTTGCTGTAGGAATCCACGAAGAGTTAATTGATGAGTATGGTCAATCCATTGTAGGCTCCAATCAATACTTTAAACGCATAGATCAAACCATGCGAAAGAAGTTCCCAGAGTATTTCGATACTATGGAAGACAAAGCCGACGGCGAAGAAGAGACTCAAAAACCTGTTCAAAAAGCCAAACCTAGCACGATAGTAGCCCCAGCGACTCGAAGCACATCTTCTAAACAGATCAAGCTTAAGACATCGCAAATGGCACTACTCAAAAAGTTAGGTTTAACCCCAGAGCAATATGCTCGTGAGCAACAAAAATTGGAGAATCAATAATGACTAAAGCTACATCTAGAATTACTCGTGAATTAGACAACCGTGAACTGACTGAGCGCCCTAAAGCATGGCGACCACCAGAGCTTCTTCCAGAACCAGATAAAGAAGCCGGTTTTGAGTATCGTTGGATTCGTGTTTCGATGTTAAACCAACCAGACCCAAGAAATCTATCTGCCAAGCTCAGAGAAGGATGGGAACCTGTACGTATCGAAGAACAACCCAAATTTAAACTGCTAGTTGATCCTGATGGACGTTATAAAGACAACATTGAGATCGGCGGATTATTGCTTTGCAAGACTCCAACTGAATTTGTAGAACAACAGCAAAAGTATTATGCTGATATGACACGAGCGCAGGCGGAAGCTGTAGACAATAATTTAATGCGCCAGAGTGATGCACGCATGCCTATCTTTAAAGAAGGTAAGTCTTCATCTACTTTTGGTAAAGGTAATTAATTTATTAGGAGATTTAAATGGCATATCCAACAGTATCCGCTCCATACGGATTAAAGCCTGTAAATCTTATTGGTGGTCAAGTATTTGCTGGGTCTACACGTAACATTCCCATTCAGTACAACTTTGGTACCAATATTTTTTACGGCGACGTTGTAGGTATTTCCCGTGGTTTTATCACACGCACGACTTTCACCAATGGTGCTGCTGCAACTACTGGCGGTCTCGCTAGCGGTACAGTAGGTGTGTTCTTAGGCTGCTCTTTCACTAACCCTGTTACTAAGCAAAAGACTTTCAGCCAATACTGGCCTGCAAACACTTTAGCTGGTGACGCAGTTGCTATCGTTACCGACGATCCTGACACCGTATTTAAGACTACTGTAGTTTTAACTGCTGGTGGCTCTGTAATCGGTTCTTTTGCTACTGCAATGATTGGTTTAAATTGCGAGTCATCTAACCAAGCTGGTTCTACAGCTAATGGTAATTCTTTAAACGCTGCTTTTGTTAACTCTGCTACCTCTATTGGTACAGGCGCAACACTAGGCTTGCGTATTATTGATGTTGTTCGTGATACAGCAATTAGTTCAACAGCGACTTACACAAGTGGTACTACTACTTTGACAGTTTCTGCATTGCCTTCAGCTTTGGTTGTTGGTACAGAAGTTGGTTACATCGCTGCTAACGGTCAATACGTTGGTACAGGTTCATGGGTTAATACAGCTGCTAACGCAGGCGCAACTACAGTTATTCTGAACAGCGCTCAAGTTACAGTTAACAGCCCAACTGGAACTGCATCTACCGGTATGACTATCCCTGCTAACAGTACGTTAGTGTTTACTCAATATCCTGAAGCTTTGGTTAAGTTCAACTTTGGTATCCATGAGTATTACACAGCTACTACACAAGCCGCATCACTTTAATCTAGGAGATATTTAAATGGCTATTTCACGTGCACAACTACTGAAAGAGTTGCTCCCAGGTTTGAACGCATTGTTCGGATTAGAGTATGCTCGTTACGGTGAAGAACACAAAGAGATCTACGAAACAGAGACCTCTGAGCGTTCATTCGAAGAAGAAACAAAACTGTCAGGTTTCTCTGCAGCTCCTGTTAAAAACGAAGGCCAAGCCATCGCTTACGACAATGCGCAAGAAGCATGGACAGCTCGCTACAACCACGAAACTATCGCTCTTGGCTTTAGCTTGACTGAAGAAGCAATCGAAGATAACCTCTACGATTCTTTATCTGCTCGCTATACCAAAGGCTTAGCTCGTGCTATGGCTTATACCAAACAGGTTAAAGCAGCTGCAGTTCTTAACAACGGCTTCAACGCTGCCTTTACTGGCGGTGATGGCGTATCCTTGTTAAACAGCGCTCACCCATTGGTAAACGGCGGTACAAATACTAATGCTCCAGCTACTCCTGCTGACTTGAATGAAACTGCGTTGGAAAATGCTGTTATTCAAATCGCTGCATGGACAGATGAGCGTGGTCTTTTGATCGCTGCTAAACCACGTAAATTGATTGTTCCACCTGCACTCCAATTCGTTGCAACTCGTTTGCTCGAAACAGAACTGCGTGTTGGTACAAACAATAACGACATCAATGCAATTAAGAACAACGGTGCAGTTCCAGAAGGTTACACAATTAACCACTTCTTGACCGCTACTAACGCATGGTTCTTAACCACTGATGTTCCAAATGGTTTGAAGCACTTTGTTCGTACCCCATTGCAAAACAGCATGGACGGTGATTTTGACACAGGTAACGTACGTTACAAGAGCCGTGAGCGTTACAGCTTCGGTTGGTCAGATCCACTAGGTATCTACGGTTCTTACTAAGAATCAATCAAACGTAAATCAGTTTGGACCCCGCTCACAAGGCGGGGTTTTTCTTTATAATGTCAAAATGAAAATTATGAAAGATATACACGCTACTTATTTGTAACACTCAACACAAAGACTTTCTAATTCTCTACCGTAATTGACCGGCTCTAGCTTATCTATATCAGGCAAATCGCTTTCACGGTATTTAGTTTTGCGAATGTTTTTAAAACCAGCCCACTTTAACCAATACTCTAGCGTCTCATAATCCCAACCCATTTTGTGTCCATGGTTATGCAGCATTCCCATAAAGATAGAAGCATCGGTAGGGTACACGTGCGAGTGCAGGTAAGAGTTACGATAGTCGTCTAAAAATGACCGGTCATGCTGTAAGTATTTCATACACCACAGTTCTAAATCAGGAACTAAAATACGCATGATGGCACCTTCTTTCATAGCAAGGCAAGAGTTCCATAGAAATTGAATACCCTCTTTATATTCCAAATGCTCTAGAAAATGACAGTTATAAATAACATCTACGGAATCAAACTCTGCAGGGATACCCTTAGTTAAGTCGTGATTTAAATAGATTTCAGAATCAGGCCGGCCATCTTCAAAACCAATGTTAAAATAGCCGTCAAGTAAGTTACCGCCACATCCTAAGTTTAATTTAATCATTTTTGAACCGTGCTAATTGAGTGATCGTTATCGCATAAAGCTAATGGAGGGAAGCACACAACGCTATTAGTTTGTTGATAAGCTTCTGGCATTGCTGAGTCCAAACCTGCGGGGCTAATATTTATTTGGCCAAGTTGCGGAATAGTTGCAGCTATAACAGACTTTAATGGATAGCAAATCTCCAAAAACCGCTTAGCTCCTTTAGGGCTAATAGTGTAGCAAAAGGTCCCGTTAAATAGATGTAGTTTCATAAACACATGATGTACAGGGGTTTTTAAATACTCTTGTTTATTTTTACGCATAATATCTTGATTAAACACCATCTGTACGGGGCAGATAAATGGGTCAGGACTAGCCCACAAATGCGCATCAAAGTTCCAGCCCCAGCAAATAAAATCATACGGTTCGTGCATTAAAGCAATATGGCGAGACATTACAAACTTAGAGTGCAATATAGCGTCGTCTTCACAGATAGTAATTGGCTCGTTTAGTTCTACGCATTTTTTCCAAAGCTCAATATGGGACATAGCATTACCCATACCACCATGTTTATATGCGCCGACTGGGGTAAGAGTTGACCCGTCAACTGCATCAAAGACCTCAAACTCCATATGAAAGTTATTAGTAAGAAACGCCTGTAAACGCTCTGGGGTGCTCTTTAGGGATATAACGTAATTTTTCACAGCACTTCCTTAAGAAATTCTTTGGTCATTGTCATACCACGATTAAAGTGAGCCTCTATATCTTTGTATCTAAAAACCTTCATTACGTCATCTTTTATATATGGGTCAATAAACATTTGATCACGAGGCTGATCTATGTAATCTCCAAGCCATACGAATGTAGGGATGCGGTTCATAGCACTCATTGTTTTAAAACCACTATCTGCTCCAACCAAAACATCGCACTGAGATACATAAGCTAAGCTTTTAGCCGGATTACTATGAGTTACAAGCTTTAAAGTATCAGACTCTTTTAAACCTATAGGCGCTAATTCATCTTTTAATCCAAACACCATTAGGTTGTAATCATCAGAAATAAGTTCTTTAATTACCCGAGCAGGTATGGATTTTAGAATCATCCCAAATTTCTTTTGTGTGTCAATAGAATAAGCACTGCCATTAATATGGACTCCGACCACAGGCTTGCTATTAGTGAACAATTGTTTTTCTAGGTCAAATGGAAACTCAGCAAAGTATTGAGCACGTGGGCAATGAACCCACTGCGTAGACCTATTTAAACTATTTAAAAAATGATTTTGACCGTCTAGGGTTTCAAAAATATGTAATGGATCAACTGAGATACCAATCGAATCAAAAAACTCTTTAGCGCCTTGTAGATGAGTTACAGCAGCATAGCTATAGTCCTTATCTTTGTTTGCATCAATAAACGGCAAGCACTGCAAAAAGTCGCCAATACCACCTTGTAAAAGAATTACTTGGCCCATTCTATTAAGTCCTTTTTAATGTTATTTACTACAGTTTCCCAGTCCCCCAGTTTTGGTTGACGGTAAAGGGTTATGCTTGGATACCATGGGCTATCAGTGCGGTCAATAAACCAACGCCAGCAAGTATCAAAGCGATTCATCATCCATACTTTTTTACCCATAGCAGCGGCAACGTGACAGGTGGATGTATCTACACAAATAACTAAATCAAGACATTCAATAAACGCTGCAGTATCGGCAAAGTCTGAAAAATCTTTTGTATAGTTAATTAGCTTATCTTTATATTGGGAACTAGCCAGCTCGGTTTCAGCAGGCTCACCTTTTTGTAACGAATAGAACTCAACATCCACATCAAACAAAGGACCTAGCTTATCTAAAGCAATATTACGGCGCTCGTTAACTGCCCATACTTCTGGCTGATCTGGACGAAAACCACCCGACCAAACAACGCCGACCCGCTTTTTATTTTTGGGGCCTAGCTCACGTTTCCAATACGCAACTTGCGTAGGGTCTGCTGTTAAATACGGTTTGTTAGGGATTTTGTCAAGGCTATCTGTACCAAGCGCTAGCGGCAAGCTAAGAATAGATATGTAGTAGTCAAAAGGGGGAAATGGGTCGCCATTAGTAATTAAGACATCTACGCCTTCTAAGTTTTGTAATAGCCGACCAAGTGTCTTTTCAACTGCAAGAATAACGGTAGCACCCAAAGCCTTAACCATAGGGACATAGCGACAGAACTGCAACATATCGCCAAGCCCTTGTTCGCCATGGATAAGAACAGCTCTGCCCTTAATATATTCTTTACCTAGCCATGGAATACCTGGCAAATTAGGCCTTGGATAAGTAGAGCGTTTCCAGCGCCATTCATGTTCATGCCACGCTTGTTTATAATCACCGACTAGTAAAAGACACAAAGACCGGTTAAACCGAGCATCTTCAAGGTCTGGTACGATAGCTAAAGCCTTGTCGTATTCCACCAAAGCTTCGGGAACCCGCATCAAATTCTGTAAAACTAAACCTTTGTTATTGTGAAAAGCCTCTACTAAATTAGGTTTTAAGGCAATAGCTTGATCATAATTAGCTAGGGTTTCTTCCATCTTATGTAGTTTTTGCAGTGCAATACCCCGATTATTCATAGCTTCTGGAAAAGCCGATTTGTGTGTTAAGGCTATGGTGTACTGCTCTATAGCTTCTTCAGTTCTATTTAAAGCATCTAAAACTATGCCTTTGTTATAGTAAGCATCTGCGTAAGTAGGGTCTAGGGCTATGGCTTGATCAAAATCGTCAATAGCCAGCTCAGACTGTTTCATTTCGTGAAATACGTTAGCCCTATTATTAAGGCAGGTGGGGTTATTGGGGTTAATTTCTAGTGAACGGGTAAAAAAGGATAGGGCTTGAATATGCTGTTTGACTTGCCCCATAATAACGCCCAGCAAGTGCATAGCATCAGTATGGTTTGGACTTAGTTTTATGGCATTTTCACAGCAGGCTACGGCTCCGTGTAAGTCACCGGCCTCGTAATATTTAACGCCTTTATTAAATTCTACTTGGGATTGTGGAGAAACAATGATCTTAATGGGTTTTTTGGTTTGTTTTTTCATTCAGACATTTTACACAACCGCTTGCACATTATCTATATATGATGTATAAATACAACATCTGGGTGATTTCCTATTCCACCACTGCCCCAGCAGACGATGCAACGATCGGAATAGGTTCTTTTGCATAAGGAGTCCATTATGGGACGTAGTACATTTGAAGGTCCAATTCTGTCTGGTGATCAACGTTTTGGCCCACAGCGTGACGTAGGTTACGCATTACTATCACAAGTTGCTTATTTAGATTTTTCTAATACAACTCCTAGTACTGCCGGCTATAGCGGTAGCTCTAAAGTTTTTGTAACACCAAATAATATTCCCAACCAAGCTGCAACTATCTACAACCCACAAGCTGGTTCTTATAGTGCTGCTGGCCCTACAGCTGCTACAGCTCCTACTGCTGACGTTGCTGGTACTATTTATCGTGGTGCTGTGTTTAATATTCCAGCTGGCTCATACATTCAAAACGTATACCTTGACTACTTGTCAACTCCAACTGATGCTGCAACGTTAACCTTATCTACAATTGCTTGCTACGTTTCTAATAATTTTGCAACAGCTTCTGGTGTATATGCAACTATTGCTTCTAACACATCTTCTGCTGTAGGCCGCACAACTGCATCATTTAGTTTGGGTCAGTATTTGAATAGTCAGTCCACATTGCAAGACGTTCAAAACATTCAGCCCGGTCAGCAACCTACATGGTTCTCCCAAGTTGTTGTTACTTTGGCAATGAGTGGTAACAGTGCTAATGCACCAACATCAGGTAAACTACAGATTACTCTGCAGTATTTACAATCAGACCCTAATATTGGAAATGGCACAACCTACCCTTATGGTAACTTTGACTAATGATCCGATGGGGTACTTCGGTACCCCTTTTTAAAATTTAAGGAGATATTATGTCAGGCGGTTGGAATCTATTAAACTTTTTCTCGCCCAATAACCAAACGGGTGCTATGGGAACTCAAACCCCAAGTACACCTTTAACTGGTATTGATGGTGCAGCACAATTTGTAGCCCCACAGCGTTTAAGAGACGTTGTAGGTAAACTCAAAGTTTCTCAATCACAAAACATTTATGACGCTGACTTTGAGTATGGCGTTCAACCTTTGCGTTGGGAAAACTACATTAACAACGTATCTGGACAAGCATCTATTGTTCAGAATCCCGGTCTTGGTGGTGTAAGCATGACCATTGGTGGCGGTAACGTGCCGGGCGATATTACTATGCGCCAGTCGCGTCCTTATCATCGCTATCAACCGGGCAAAACAATGTACATGGCGTCTAACGTCAACTTTGGTACATCACTAAATGGTCAGTTTCAGCGTGTTGGTATTTTTGATGACTCCAACGGCATTTTCTTTATGCAGTCTGGTACACCAACCCCAAGCAATCCATATGCAATGAGTGTTGTACTACGTTCAGATTCTGGTGGTTTACCAACCGATACTGTATTTCCTGCTGACTCATGGAACGGCAACCAAGCAATTATTAAAGCTCTTGACTGGACTAAGGTTCAAATGATTTGGATGGAGTATGCTTGGTACGGTGCTGGTGCATTGCGTTGGGGCGTTGTTATTAACGGCGAACCATGGGTTATACATCAAGTCGGTACAGGTAATGGAATTGTTAATGGCGTAGCACAAGTTAAACCTTGGAGCCGTACTGGTAATTTGCCTGTTCGCTATGAGCAGCGCGATACCGGATCTACTGGTTTATCAGTAATGACTCACTACGGTGTTTCAGTGTTGATTGAAGGTGGCATTGATAAACAGCGCGGATTTACATACTCTTATGGTAACTACGCTGGTTTACAAGTGCGTACTGCAGCTGCTAACTCTGTTCGTTTTCCTGTTATGTCATTCCGTATGCGCTCTATGGGCGCCGATCAGTTTGATAATACGCAAGCGACGATTACTGCTGGCACTGTTTCTTCTTTGACAATTAATGCTAATACCCCCGCAATTACAACTATTGCCGGTACAAATATTAATAGCCAATCAACAGTTACGTTTACTAGCGCACATGGATATCCAGTAACTAATCCAGCACAAGCAAATAACCCAGCGCAATATATTACTTTGGCATCGTTTACTCAGCTAGGTACAGCTACTGGATATAGTATTGCCTCTGGTGCTACATCGTTGATAGTTCAAACTGCTACTGGTACTTTTTACCCAAGCGCTACTTTAAGTGGCACAGGCATTACTTCTGGTACTACTATTGTTGCCCAAACTCAAGCTTTTGGTACAACCGGCTCTGTCGGAACATACTCTAGCGGCGGTGCTGTAGGTGCGACAACTATTACCTTTAGCGGAACAGTAAGCCCCGGTAACGGCGTAGCTATTACTGGTACTGGTATCCCTGCTGGAACAATTGTTCAATCTGGTAGCGGTACGGCGACGCTTACTTTGAGTAATGCATTTACTGTACAAGCGGCTGGTACTTATACGTTCTATACCGCAACAGCTAACCAAGCTTACTCTAGTGGCGGTGCAGTTGGATCAAGCACTGTAGTTTTAGCAGCTGCTACTGGATTTGCAGTTGGTCAAATGATTACTGGTACAGGATTGCCAACCGGAACTATTATTAGTGCAATTAATGGTACTACATTGACTTTAACAGCCGCATTTACAGTGCAAGCTACGGGTCAGTATTCTGCACAAGCTCCCGGTTTAAATGGTGTTTACACAATTAGCCAAGCTGCTGGTACAGTAACCGGAAACATTAGCTCTGTATATAACATCAATGCTGGTACATATTTGATCTCTAGCACACCTAATACAACTCAGTTGGTACTTAATATTCCTTTAATTAATGGCACAACAGCAACAACGTTGCCCGCCGCTACTTATTGGGGTACAAACCAGTACACAGGTAAGTTCTTGTATTACAACGCAACTGTAGGCACCTTATCTGCCGCTACAGCGGGCTCAGCTACTGTAATTGGTGGTGTAACACAATTCCCAACAAATATTGTTTTTGCAGGTGCGCATAACTTAATTACTGGCGACGTAATTAATATTGCAAGCTCTTCTCCAGCAACGTATAACGGGCAATTTAACTTTACATCTACTTCTGCTACTGGCGGCACTATCTTCTTTGGTGCAACAAGTCCCGGCTCTTATACTAGTAGTGCAGTAGTAACAACCCCTGTAACAGCTCGTGTTGCAAGCAATACAACCAACGTTCTTACATTCCAAGATATTGTTACCGGTCTGCCATGCAGATTTGCTCCAGCTTTAGGTAATAAATATCAAATTGGTTTGATTGACCGCGGCCAGTTATTGCCACAAACATTGCTAGTAAATACATCTGCTACAGCGTTGATTGAGTTGATTGCAAGTACGCCTACAAACCAGACTTCATTGTGTCAGGCTAACTTTCTACCGCTTAATACCTTAGGATCATTTAACTCTTTTGCGGAAGTAGATTTAGCTTCAGCTAACGTAACAGGCGGAGAAATTGTTTATGCGTTCTCTACCCCTAATAATGCGTTGCAACAGCTAGATTTACAAAATTTCTTCCCAGTGTTAAACAACATTAAAGGAAACGTAGCAGATATTTTGACAGTTGCGATTACTACGTCTGCATCTAATGCAGTTCAAGTTAACGTAGTTTGTCAAGAAGCTATGGCGTAATATGGCAACTAAAAAGAAGGGCCCTTCTTTAGCGATTGGTAGAGGTGAAAAACTTCCAGTTTCTAAAGGGGCCGGTCTTACTGCTAAAGGCCGTGCAAAATATAATAGGGAAACGGGGTCTAATTTAAAGGCTCCGCAACCCGAAGGTGG